GCAAAGTGTGACTGGTTGATCTGGATGAACAGTATATATCGCTTCGCTCAAGTCGCTCCGCTCTAGTAACAATGAAAATACAGTTATGAGCGCAAGCGAAATAACAGATGTTCGTAGAACATCTTAACTTGATGATAATTTTTTTCTTGCTTTAGCTTCTAATATTGCTTTAATGTGTTCTGGTGATTTAGGTTTACGCATTTTAGCTTTGTGTTCCTCTGACTTAGGTTTACGCATTTTAGCTTTGGTTTCTTCTGTGCGTAAGCCATTGGATTTACCGGTAAAATATTCTGATAGCTTTTGTTTGTGTTCTTCAGACTTGGGTTTGCCGTTTTTTTAGAAGAAGGGGAGGCCGCTTTTTTTCGTTGTCTCTAAGTTTTCTTTGACTATTTTACCTATGATATCACGTTCATTTGCACTTAGCATGAATACGTCGTCATAGCTGAGTCCACCGCGCATGTACCAACAAAATCTCAGGGCTTCTTCTTTTAAGGCTTTTGAATCTTTATCAAATTGATTGATCATTGCGACAATCTCATCGTTGCCCAGACTCAAAAGCCTTTGCCGAAAAAACTTGAATAATCAAATGCAATGCTCAATGAAAAGTCTTTACCGCATTCTGTACAATTGACTGCTAGGGGTTTGATTGCAACAGTATCAGCAAACTCTTTGACTTTATCTTGAATCTTACGCACCACACTGGTTTCGGCATTTAAGTAATATTCTTTGATAAAGTTAGAATCAGTTACACGTTCTACGCTGTTCAATATAACCGCTTCAGTACCATACACAATATTGTTGAGATTCAATTCAACAAGTTTTTCAAGGTGTTTGGTATATTGCTGTTTCTTTTCATCTTCAGAAGTATCGCTATTGGCCAAGGACTGGATATAGCGTTGTTCTTCAAATGCAGCACTACCTGCACGGCTAACCTGCAAGTATGTTAGTGGACGTAGTTTAACGGTAACTTCTTGATCAATACGCACTTCTTGATCATAGTTGGGCAGTTGCAAACGATCAAGTATACTGCTGAGATCCACATCGTAATTGTGTTCGTGCTTGCAATGCGGGCAAGTACTTTCAATTTCCATTGTGGGACCGTAACTGGCAATACGCACAGCAATCAGCACAGCATCAACATCCACGCTGGGCATTTCCCAAGCATTTTTGATATTTGGGCAGCAGCTCTGTACTACACTAACAACACTGGTTCCGTCAATTAGGGCGTCTGGTGTTTTCAGCGTTATCTCGTCACGTGTAGTCATAGGATACACTGGAATCTTACCAGTCACGGGTAAATCTAGTGAGCCATCGGGCCAGTATTTGCCACCGCTGACCAAGCGTGTAAAAATAGCAGGTTGTCTAAAATGCTTGGTTAAAGGGTTCCCGTTGGGTGCCGGATTTGCTTGAGGGACAAATTGTGTCATGTTTTTTCCTATAAATATACTTGATATACTACATATTTATAGGTACTAAATGGCTGATAAGAATGATTCTGGGCTAACGCCTGAGGAAAAGAAACGGCAAGAAGATTTTGCCAAGTGGCTTAAAAAATCTGGACTGTCTCTAAAAGACTGGGACGATAGATTAGTCACGTCCGAAGAACTAATGGAAGAGGCCGTTGACAAACTGGTTGGAACCATTGGCGGTACTGTGGTCAAGGGATTTACTAGAGTCGCAACCACAGCACTGAACTCGGGAGACGCATTCCAATCGGCTACAGCACTGATGAAAACTCAGCTGGAGTTTTTGGGAGATAGTATCAAAGTTGGCGCCGACTCATTGGTCAAGGCCGGCGAGCAAATGGCCCGCAATGGTGACAAGTCAGGACAAAAACTCGCAGTACTTGGCCAAGCAGTTGGCGTTGCAGTTGGTGCAATTACACAGCTGGCTGAATCTGGCATGGACTTCTTGCTCAAGCAAGTAGATACCTCAATCAAATCATTTCAAACACTAAGTCAATCGGGTGCAGTACTGTCGGGATCTATGTCAGATTTAATGACCATGTCGTCAAATGCTGGCCTGACACTAGAACAGTTCAGCGGAGTAGTTAAGGCCAATACTGCTAACTTTGCACAAATGGGCATGGGCGTTACTGAAGGCACCAAGCGTTTAGCATCAGTTATGAGTGACGGTCCGGGTGCGAAGAAACTCAAAGACGGAATGTATGCTCTAGGCATGAGCGCAGAAGAGCAAGGCGATGCAGTTGCACATACCATGGCATTGATGGCAGGTCCCAGTGGACAACTAAAGGCCAGCAACGCAGAAGTACAAGCAACCACACGAGAATATGCAGCAAACTTAAAGTTAATCAGTGATATTACAGGTCAAGATGCCAAAGCGCGAGAAGAAAAGCTACGCCAAGAAAATGATACGTTGGCATTTAACAGTTATCTAAACGGTCTTGATGAGAAAGAACGCTTTAGAACTATTGAAGCCATGAAGCTGATGAGTGCTGAAGATCAACGTGCCTTCCGCGAAAAACAAATTTATGGTACAGTTGTTAGTCAAGATTTAAACATCGCAAGAGCAACTAACGATGGTATACGTAAAGCACAAGACGAGCAGTTTGCAGCGGCGCAACAGCATAATCTTAATATTCAAACAGTTGCTGATGCTTACGAAAGAAACAGTAAAGAAGCGCTAGAAGCAAATAATAAACTAGGTAAATCAATTGGCTTGGCTACGCAGGGTCCTGCTGCTGAAGCAGCCAAGGCACTAAATTCAGCAGGTCAATACATGGCCAAATTTGGTAATGCAAGCAAACGTGCCGCAGCAATACAAGAACAACAAAATAAAGGCACACAACCTGGCACTGCTGGGGACATGATGGCACAACAGCAAGACTTTGCTATAGGACTGCAACAGATTGCACAGGAGCAATTGCCTGCGTTTTCTGACGCACTGAAGAGCTATGCCAACAACGTCAAAGGTGCTCTCAGTGTGTTTGCTGGTGGTGGCTCAGCACTGATGAGTATTTTCAGTGGTTGGGGTAGTGTTATTGCAAGCGTTATTGCACCAGTAATTGGTATAGCTTTATCGCAGTATGCAGCAGGTAAACTTGGCAAAGGTGTCGCAGCCAAAGGTGTTGAAGCTCTTGGAGAGAAAGCACTGGGCGGCGGAATGTCAGCATTAGGTAAAGGTGCAGAAGAGCTGGGCGGTGGTGTTTCAAAGGGTGCTAAGATATCATTATTCTTAACAGAGCTAGCTGAAGGACTAACAGCGTTAACACCTGCTATTCCAGTTATATTGACACTAACCGCAGCGGTTGTGGGGCTTGGTTTTGGCCTTAAACTAGCGGCCCCGGCTTTTGAATCTATTGGTAAAGCAGTTACACTCATTGTTGGTGGTGTTGCAGACGCACTGATTAAAATGGCAACAGAAGTAAATCCCTTAAAGTTGTTGGCAATCGCACCGGGCATTGCAGCAATTGGTATAGCCATGTTGCCGTTTGGTGTTGGCGGAGCACTAGCCGGAATTGTTGGTGGTACAGGTGGGTTTGATGCTGTAGTAGCAGGTATTCAAAAGTTTGAACAACTGAGTCCAGAAAAACTAACAGCGGTCGCTGGCGCCATGAAAAAGATCAATGAGAGCTTGCCTACAGCAGCAGATCTAGCAAAAATGGCAGTTGTAAGCGGTCTAGATCACCTATTGGGCGGGGGTAGCACAAGTAAAACTGGTGGCGCAGGAGAGACTGATACTGCTAAACTCATGACAGAGATTGTAACTCAACAAAAGCAAATGGTAGCTTATCTCAAAGAGAACGTTGATTACAGTAAGAAACTTCTGCACGTATCATCATAATACATGGTAAATATTGCACAGTAGGAACATATAATGGCCGGATGGAAAAAGTATTTTAAGACAGGCAACTTTCAAGGACAAACTAGTCCAATTGGTAGCCCAAGTCAAACAGTAAACCCTGCATATCGTGCTACAGCCAGCACGTTACCTGAGGTTTACATCGGACACCCAAACCGTATTGAGCGTTATAATCAGTACGAACAAATGGACATGGACAGTGAAGTTAACGCTGCTCTAGATATTTTGGCTGAGTTCTCGACACAAAAGAACGACGAAAATCTCAGCGCATTTGATCTGCACTTTCACGAAAAACCCACAGACAACGAAGTCAAGATCATCAAAGAGCAGCTACAACAGTGGATCACACTGAACGAATTTAACAAGCGTATCTTCAAAGTTTTTCGTAACACAATCAAGTACGGAGATCAAGTATTCCTACGTGATCCAGAAACGTTCAAACTGTTCTGGGTTGAAATGAGCAAAGTTACCAAAGTTATTGTTAACGAGAGTGATGGTAAAAAGCCTGAGCAGTATGTTATCAAAGACATTAACCCCAACTTCCAAAACATGACTGTGACTGCAGTCAGTACTAGCGATACATTTACTAACCATCCGCAAGTTGGCGGACCTAGTGGTGCCTATGTACAACCCCGTACTCCCTACAGTGGTGGTTCGCGTTTTAGTCATGCACAGAACGAGGCAGTGGTTAATGCAGAACACGTAGTACACTTGAGCTTGACTGAAGGTCTTGACATCTTCTGGCCATTTGGTAACTCAGTATTAGAAAACGTTTTCAAAGTATTCAAACAAAAAGAATTGCTAGAAGACAGTATCATTATCTATCGTGTACAACGTGCTCCTGAACGCCGCATGTTCAAAATTGACGTGGGCAACATGCCAACGCACATGGCCATGGCCTTTATTGAACGTATCAAGAACGAGATCAACCAAAGACGTATTCCTACACAGACACAGGGTGGCCAAAACATGATGGACGCCACCTACAATCCATTGCAGACT